TACAAATTGTCCTAACGTTAGGAGTTTTGGTTACGACAATTTACACAACAAAACTCATAGTTAGTTTTATTTACAATTATTTAAAAGGAGAAAAGAAATGATAAGTTTATTAATTTTTATCACAAGTTTGATTGCGGCAGGTCTCATCGCATTAAAAACACGAGACAATATGTATAAAGTTGAAGCTGACCGATGGGGTGACAACAGAGAAAAATTCCAATCATCATGGTTAATTAAACCATTAGTAATTTTTATTGTTGGTTTGTTATTATCAATGTTCCAACCATATGCGATTGAAAAGATTGATTCTGGTCACAAAGGTTTAAAAATCAATTTAGTTGGTAATCAACGTGGAGTATCAAGTTACCAATACAAAACAGGATGGGTGGTTTATAACACTTGGACAGAACAAGTATTAGAGTTCCCTACATACCAACAACACATTGAATATGATGACCAACCGGTAATCTTAAAAGGTGGGTTCTCAGCAACAATTAAACCTACATTCAACTACTCATTACGTGAGGATGCGATTGGAGATATGTTCGTTAATTTACGTAGAGATATAAAAGATGTTGAACAAGGTTGGTTAAAAAATGCGATCATCGGAGCGGTGAATGACGTATCTAACACTTGGGAAGTTGATAGCATCTTTAATCACCGACAATCGTTTGAAGCGGCGATCGTGTTGGAATGTAATGTGAGATTATCTAAATGGTTTAATGTATCACAATTACGAACTAATATTGTTCCACCGGATGCGTTACAAGAGTCAATCATTGCAAAGACCAAAGCGATCCAACAAGCAGAAGCGTCAGAACAACAAGCAATTGCTGCGATCTCTGAAGGTAGACGTAAGGTGGCTGTAGCACGAGCTGACTCAGCAGAAACTATCATCAACGCACAGGCGGCGGCATTAGCGATCAAGATTAAACAGAATCAGTTATCACCTCTGTATATTGAATATGTTAAATGGAACGCATGGGATGGGAAACTACCAACCACAATGGCGGGAGGTACAGGAACCTTACTTAATATAAAGAACTAAAAAAATTAACCCCTTCTTAATCGGAGGGGTTTTTTGTTTTACCGAATATTTATTATTATGAAAAATATTGTAAAACTAACAGAGTCCGATTTAGTAAGAATCGTACAAAGAGTGATCCAAGAAGGAAAAACAGATAAAGGTGTTAAGGAAAAAGATGCTGACGTTAAGATTGAAAAATTTCAAGACACAATTAAGAACTTTATCAAATCACAAGATTGTAAAGTAAAACAAGTTGGAAATGACTTTGAGATTCATTGTGATGGTAAACATGTTGGTCAAGTTATGTTCAGAAAAGATGGTATTACCGTAAAAAAACAAGGTAGTAAATTCGCCAAAGAGTTTGACTTCAATGAACTTGGTAAAGTGAAAACTGAGATCAAAAATCTAATATGAAAAAAATAATCCAACTAACAGAATCTGATCTAACCAATATCGTAAATAGGGTTATTAAAGAAAATGCTGCCAAGGATTCTTTAATTGATATGATTAAAGACGAAGGTTGGCAAACTGCTGTTGAAATGGTTGGAGGGGTTGAGAATCTTAAAAAATTGACAGGAATTGAAACTCCTATGGACTATCTTAATTTGTTTAACGATATGGATGTTGCCCAAGGCATAGGAAGACCCCCATCAACCTTATATCGTTATGGGAAGGGACATAATATTATCTTACACTATGAAGGTCATAATAATATTCACATTGATTATTATACTATTTGGTCATTTTTAGAAGAAGGTTTTGGTCTTAAGTATTCTGAAATACAAAGACTTACGAAAAAATGGTTGCGTGATGTCTACAATTTGAGGAGAGTAAGCCCCAGCGCAACGGAATTAAAGATTGTGTAGTGGTTGTCTGAGGTCTACAATATAAATTAAAAAATATTTAACCCCACCCTCAAAAGTGGGGTTTTTTATTTCATATTATTTTTGTATATTTGTACTATGGAAAATAGAAGCACACACTACGGAGATGTCTCAAAATGGATTGAGAAAGTAATTGATTCTTGTGAAACTTACCAACAAACATTTGGTGCAAAACAGTTGGTTCGGAACTTTGAAAAACAACTCCAAAGAAAATCTACGGAAAAATATTGGAGAGAACATTATTACAATATTATTTCACCTTTGGAGATTAGGTTAACAACTAAAAGACAACAATTATTAAAACAACGATCTGAGTAATGAAAGGTTATTTAACACAAACATCAGGTGAATGGATGGTTAGACACTCTGAGGACGATAAAGTATATCCTTTGTGTGTTACATCCAGATTGTGGTCTGAAAAAAATGTAACTCAAAAATTCCTCAAAGAAGGTGTTGAGGTTGTGTTTGACTTTATTGTTAAAGGTGAATATTGTGAAACAAAAGAAGAATTTATTAAAAACTATTTTGCTAAAATTAAACGAGTAGAACACGACAGCATTTGAGATGATAGATCTAACAAACTATAAAATATTGAAATATGTTTACCCATATTCAACAGATCAATTGGGTGAAAAGATATGGGATAAAATGGATGAGGTTGACCGTAGGTGGGCAATCAAACTAACTCTTGAAAGTGTAAGTGACACCGGTGAGTTGGTAGAAGGATCTTATGATACTTTCTTCACCGAAGATAAATTGAAAGTTAAGATTGATGAGATACTTGAGAAATATGAAGTTCCATATATGATCATTGATCAAACCGAACTATTATCGACAGAACCACAGGTGCTCTCAGAAGAGTTCATGTTCAAGTTGGAGAAATACTTGAATGAGAATATAAGTGTTGATGATGTATTGGATCGTATTAGTGAAGTAGGACTCCCAAACATTACTGTATTTGAAAAGTATTACTTAGATAGACATAAAGATGATGAATAATTTAGATAACATAAACACTATAAAAAGACTTCTTAACTTTGAAAACGAGGGTGATTTTTATATGCTCTATGTTTTTAAACGTAAGAAAGATCAACCTGAAGGTGAAAGAGATAATCACCAGTCAGTTCGAACAATAAAGACTTATTGTGTTAATAGTGTTGAGTATCTTGAAAAACGATATGATGAGATTAAACAACTCTGTGAAATGTTTAAGGCTCGTGCATATATCCACGTTCAGAAACAAAACCATAAAGATGTATCGTTGAATATGATGGTTGCTCTTGCTCAAAGAATACAAGACGGAAACCTCAAACAACAACACCTTTTTGATTCTGTTGTTGGTCAATTAAAAACTCACGAGAAAAGATGGATCATAGATATAGATGATGTTTCTATGGATAGTTTTGCTCATGCGGAATATTACACCTCAATGAGAGAGTACATAAATGAATTACAAGAAGAAGCTGGTAAAGATAAGAGTATGACTTTTGTTAAAACCAAATCAGGTTTCCATATCATCACTCAACCATTCAACGTAATGAAGTTCAAAGAGAAATATCCTGACGTGGACGTACAAAAGAAAAATCCTACACTACTTTACCTTCCAAATAGTTTAATGGATGAGAACATTTAAGTTTTACAAGACCGAAGTTGGTCGTTGGTATGTTGATCTTCCTGAGTGGGAAGGTAGTGTTGATGAGTTGGAAATGGTTGCCGGCGCTGATTTATTCCTTGAAATACTGTCGGATGGTGAGCAAACGGTAAATGTTATACTTTCTACCGTCGAATTTGAAGGGGCTGACATATTAGAATTCAAAGAACTTGGTAGAATTGAAAGTTGGGAGTTAGGTGAAGGTGCTTGGTATAAGATGATTGGTTATATGGGAATTGACTATGAACTAACGATGTGGTTGTGCGATGTGACGAAGTTCGTCTTCGATGAGTTCCCAAAGAACATCTATTTTCAAAAAGTGAATGACTAACAAAGAAAAACGACAACAAGTTTATGATAAGTGTGATGGTCACTGCGCATATTGTGGTGTTGAAATAACACTTAAACAAATGCAAGTGGATCACATACAACCTCACTGGCATACCTTTACAGAACAAGAAGCGTTGCAGGTGAAGATAGTCAAAGGGTCACACGATTTGGATAACTTAAATCCATCCTGTGCTCGTTGTAACAAATGGAAATCAACTTATAGTGTTGAACATTTTAGAAAAGTAGTAGAAACTTCATTGGATAGATTAGAACGAGACACACCTAATTTCAGATTGGCTCGAGACTATGGTTTAATTGAAGTTATAGAAAAACCGGTAATATTCTATTTTGAACGAAAAGTTTAGTATAACTACCCGTTGTCCAACCAAAAAATAATTTATATCTTTGTATTATGAAAAAACTAATCTTAATTTTAACCACTGCGATTGTGGTATCTTCTTGTGGTGGAAGTGGTAACTACAAATATGTAATCTATGACAATAGAGGAATTGTGTATGAGTGTAACTTCTATAATGAAAATGAGGATGGGTGTATTATGTTTAATGACCGACCTGGCACAGACAACACACCTGGCAAACCAACCATCCTATGTGGAAATTATACAATTCAAAAAATGAAATAAAAATGGAAAAAGTTATTATAGAAAAAGATAAATTACGAAAATGTGTCATCTTGGAAAAAGATGGTGAATTTGTATTTCGTTCAGGACCGGGAGAGTTCCACGAAGATGTTGCAAAAAGATCCAGAGAACTTGAACCTGAACTAAAGGATTGGAGAATCCGTGGTGGTGGTAGAGTTAGATGGTCTGACGATGAAATTAGAGTATACGGTCGTTCAATTGACTACGGATATATGGATCAAGATGTTGTTGAAGAACTTGTTTCAGAGTTCGCAAAAGAAAATGGAGTTGAGTTTACTAACGATACAGGGGTAGGATATTAAAATGAAAAATCCATCAGGAAAAAAATTAGATAAACTTATCTTTGGGATGTTTGACCAAATGATTGAAGGTGTTGACCAATACAATCATAGCGGTAGTTTATGGCTCATCTTTACCGATGAAAAACAATGGGTTGTTGAATATACTGTAGGGGG